CGCCTGCACCTACACTCCAAGATCCACTGACTAGTATCGTTACAGACATTTATAGCGATACCGCAGAAACCGATTCTGATGCTTTAATCACATCCCTAGACGGAATGGATTCAACAACTGTTGATAATATCAATTCAGAGCTACTTATACCTCATACGCTGCTTGGATACTGGGAATCTCACGGAACTGTTACCTTAGAGCCAAAACCTGTGTATGATAGTGTAGGCAATCTCATAGGAAATTATCTAGCTCATTTTTACTACGATGGACAGGAATACACAATGCCCTGTTCAGGTTGTTTAGGCGGCGTTGTTGCGCCTCCGTATGGAGCAACAATAACGACTAAAGGTGGATATAACTTCGAGTATATACCAGCTAATTATGCCACCTATGTATCGACAGCGTTAACATTAGGAAAAACTCCAATAGCCGTTACTGTACAGATAACGAATGGAAACCATCAGACATCAGGAGAGATTACGTACAGTGATAGCTGGACAGACTTAAGCTTCTCTGGAGGTACTGCGAGTGTTGGAGGTAAAAACGTAAAATATACGATATCCGGCACTGCTACGATATCTAGCCTAAATTCTACTTATACAGTCGTTTTGACACCAAGTACAACTGCGTGTTGTTTATTACGTATAAAGTACGATAATACGTCCATAGGCGGTTCGACCTTCTTTACGGATCCGTGTGCACTGCTCTGCAATCCTGATACTAGCAGTGTTATTCAGAAAAATATAACACTGACAACAGTTAGCTAATTACTGTTATACCATAAACCTTTAGACTAACGTCAGAAGGCTCTATCATGTTCATGTTCACAATGTAGCTAGTTCCTGCTGAGCTTGCAGACACGTAAGATGAATAAGCTATACTACCTGATTCAGTTCCAGCAGATTCTACGCTAAGATCGCAGTGCGTATTACTCGTTGTCCAGTTTATGGATGCGTTGCCATTACTCTGTGTTGGAAGCACAACTTCAACGATTCCTTTAAAATTGAATCTCTTTTCAAAGTTCAGAGCAAATAAGCCATGGCCCGCTGTTTTATACACAGAGCATTCATTAAAGGCTAGAGCTGTCGCAGAGTTGGCTGGAACGCTTAATGATTCGTACGCACCGTTTTGAGCACCTTTATCGTATCCTGCTCCAAAATTTAAATAAGGCGCCTTGAGCGTCGTTGTTGACGTATCACCGGTAAGTGTAGTGTTCGCAAAAGCATACGTTCCACCAGATCCAGTAGCACCCGTAGCACCAGCGGCAGCAACAAGATTCCAATAAGAAGTATTTGTAGGATCGATTCCGTTAGCGGTTTGAACGCAAATATAGGTCGCAGTAGCACTCCCAGTATCAGCATAGGCTACTAGATCATTTACGCTGTAAGTGTTCGATGAATTCCACGTGCCCCTCCAATTAACACCTGCTGTACCAACGCCAGAGCTTCCCTGTGGACCTTGAGGCCCTGGAGGTCCGGCAGGTCCAGCTATAAGCTGAACAGCTCCTGTAGTGCTTCCTGTAAGCAGTGAGCCTGTGCTACCTAATGGACGCATAGTCAGCACCACACTTGCTATGACTTCGAGCGTAGTTACACCTTTATTTTTTATTGCAAAGATGAACTCTCCAGTCCCATGAAAACTTGTCTCTCCTGTAAACTCAGAGCCATTAGTTGCCGTAACGATAGCTGTTCCTGTTGAATTACCAAAAGATGATGAATAGTATATATCAAGCTCTGCGTCAGCGCTTGCACTGCTAGATGTTACTGCTGCATTTAGAACACGTGCCTCAAAGCCTGCGGGTATCCTATAGTTGTTAATCGTAACTTGATCGCCAGAGGCTAAAATGGTGCGCACAAGCGACAAGGGAACAAGCTGCTCAGTATTGTTTACGGCTTCAATGACTGTGTTAAGCTTATCGGCTATAATGTTATCTCTATTTGCCAGGTGACGCGTAGGCACGGCTAAGCCATTAGAGTCTAATGCATCTCCAGTAGAAAAATGTCTACAATCGCCATTTGCATAGTCAATTCCAGCTGCTGTTGGCAAGCTCAAAGGTTTAATAGTCATAAATTATTTACAGGGTTGCAAACCAGTTCAACTTGTGCGTAGACACAAACTGCTTGTAAAGCTTAAAACGGTAGTCCAGTCGTCCATCCATGTAGAAAGTTCTGTGCACACCCTTTTCAATCGTCTTGCCTGGTTTTACTCGAAAGTGCATTCGAACTTCACGTGGTGCTCTCCACGTGGGCTTTAATGCGCCGACGCGTCCAAATGTCACTTTATTACCTGATGTAATTGCGTCTGATACAGTCTGGCACATTATATCGTATATGCGGCAAGCATCGCTGTAATTTAGATTGCCATCGTGCATAAAACGATCAATAAATATCCGCCTATCGTATGTTTGTTTGTCAGACATAACTCAATGCAACATTAAAAGATGCTTGATTCAGTTTATTTACAAAAGTGGCAATTACCTCAAATGCATTAGGTGGTAATTTATTTACGGCTAGATTAACTAAACTAACTCTAGGTTCCCAAGTGCTTATCGCGTCCACTATTTCTTGATTGATCATTGCTTCTACTCCGCTATCATTAAACTCGAACAGTATAGACCTAATGTTTGTACCATAATTTGGCAGCTCAATGCGCTCACCTTTCGTCGTAGTTAAAAGCATTTTTAATGAGGACGCTAGTATTTCTGCATCAGTACCTGTATTAAAAATCCATTGTTTAGAATTAGGATAACCAGAATCTTTTGGAAGTATTGGACCATAAATTACTGGTGATTTACTGTCTATCGCTAGATTTTTAACAACGTACAAAAAGTTAGCTGTTACTGTATCATTTACAGGTAATGCATTATTTTTAGCTGTAACACGAACTATATAATTCCCATAGCTCACACGGTGTGTTTCGTTTATAGGCATGGGACTATTACCGATTTTCGTAACAGGATTGCTACCATCATTCCAATCTATTGTTACTGTAATAGTTCCTAGCTTAAATTCGGTATCGTTTGCTACTGAGCAACTGAGAGTTAATAGGGCTTTGTACGTTGAATTTGGTACAGAAAGTTCAGTGGCTACAGGAATTTCTGTCGTTAAATCTACATCGTCACTGGAATATATGCGCAACATTCTAAATGAATTTACCGTATTTCTCTGACCAGCTCCTGTTTTCGTTATTTTCTGTTACCGGCGCGGGCATTGCTTCTGCAATGAGTGAGGGCTTTGTTTTAGAGCTTTTACTGGGCTCTTTCATTCTTTCAGTAATAGTTCCACCGCCAACGCTAGTCTTAGTGCTCTCATTCAAATTCATTTGGCTAGGACGCTTAAAATCGAAAGGATGCCTACCAAAACTTGATACAACTATGTCGTTTTCTTTCATTGAAGGAAAATTTACGACACTCTCTTTTGTCCATTTAGCAAATGGCTTTATTCTTACGTGCTTTCCGTATACTAAGTTATTTAAATCAGCTATGAGTTCAATGCCTTCGACATCATGTTTCAGCTTTGATTCTATCTGTTCAACAAGCTTTTTAGTTGCAGGTGCTGATTTAGCCTTATTGCTTTCTTCCTGCGCTTTGGCCTCACCTGGTAATGCAGTCATAAACACATTAACCACTTCATCAGGTAAGTGCATGTAACGCTTAAAGACTGTCTCAATCCATGCCTCCTTCGGCAAATTGTATTGTTCCATGACGTCACCTAATTTACTGAGCACATCAGCCTGTGTGCTCAGAAGTTCCATTTTCATTTGTTCTTCGAGCGATCCAACAGGAGGCATCATGGCTTTTATTTCAAGTTGACTAATGTCTTTTCCACGTAGCACTTCATGGAAGTACGCAAGCCACTGATATGAATCCATTATCGGTTTTCGTATGGATTTTATTTTGCGCAAAAATCTAATGTCTTGTGCAAGCAGAGCTTTACCTGATGGATAGTCTTTTCCATCTCCGCTATTACCTCCAAACCACGCCTTAGGCATGCCAATAATTGAGTAAAATAAATCGGTTAATAGCTCTATGTCATAAACGTCTGGAACTTCAGCCGTTCCGGGCACTTTAGTTATAGCATTACTAAATCCTTTAGGCTGTGCTATATAGAGTATCGTGTCTAATGCAAGAGAATTGTAATAGCTTGAGAAATCAGAAGCACTATTTAATTCATCTGGACTACCAGCTTGACCAAAAGCAATTTTACTCCGCAGCAGCTGACGCCATCTATTAACCGTTTTCATCTGCTCAGCAGGTGGTTGCTCTTGTACGTCTATAGAAATCGCATAACGATCTGGTTGTATCTGCGCTCTACAGACAACCATTTGATCGATGGCTAAACGCAATTTTTTGTATATGCCATCAGCTTCTGCAAAAATAGGCTCTCCGTGCTCGCTTGTACGCATTCGGTACATACGGCGAAAATGCATAAAATCCCATGGATAGTACAAATCTTCAGTTGTTTGTCCCGAGGCTAGACTAACGCGTTCGATAGGCGTTTTATTATCTGGACTAACATAAACGTCTTCTTTATCTGGTTTGTGATTTAACCATCGAAATCCAATACATTTTCGATTTCTCTCTAGCCAGTATCTACGCATATCCATTGGATGCACGTAGGACGTGCCAATAATGCCTTCTTGCGGTGCGTATTCTAGTTTTTCAAAACTATTACCTAGTGCAGCAACATGCCAAACTTGTGACGGAATGTTCTGTTCAGCGTTGATACGCACGAGCATATCATTTAATTCATCTTCAACATCTGCTTTATTGCACTGATACCATAGCATTCCCGGAGACAGCGCATCAACCTGAGTAGCTTCATCAACAATTTCCACCAATGCAGCAGCAAGCAGCTCCCATTGTGACATTTCATCCCACATGTTGAGCATTGACTCAAACGTGGTTGGCCGCTTCATTATTGAGTTAAACTTAGACCATATATCAGGATTTGAAACTTCGCCGCTTTTTAAAAAATCAGACCACAGACGCTGATCTGCATCAGGTGTCTTTGCACGAGGTACAAGTGAACCTGTGTGCACGCCTGATGTGCCCATCAGTCCTAAATATTTTAGCAAGCTGCCAGTCTGTGTATTAGCCATACGTATTAACTACAGTTAGAATCCAATTCACTGCGAAAAATTTGGTTTTATTTTTAGTGTAACGACATGAAAGTTGTTCTTGCTTATACGTATGCGGACTAAATCGAAAAAAATTCGTAAGACACAGATTATTTGTTTTAGAATTAGCGAAGGACTGAATGAGCAGCTTCATGCCATCCATAGCCGACATTCAATCAATGGGGTTAAAAGTCCACAATCTTTGTGCCGTAAATGGATAAGCGATGTAGTAAACGGCAGGCTTGTCTACAAAAATCCAGAACAAGCCAACTATGATGTAGATTTAGCAGCGAGTAAATCCGCTCAAAATGCGTAATCCATCTTTTTTCCAGGCAAGTCTGACGCTGAAACTGATATCTCAAGGCCTGTCATTGCCTGACCTTTTTTGAAGTAGCTTACAAGACGATACTTTTTGTAGAAATTAACAGACAGTAGCTTTTCTAACTCTGGAATTACTTCTTTTGGTAGATGTAAAAATTCAAGTTGAATTTTTACGTTATTTTTGTCGTCGTCCTTAGTCTGCAAATTAAAATCGGTAAGATATGAGAGCAGCGAAGGCACAGACTGAATTTGCATTAATATGCGCGTGGCTAATACGCCTATCTTATCATCAACACCTTCAGTTTTATTTGGCACGTCCTCTAGTAGAACTTTAGCCAGCTGCTCATTATTCATACGTTAACTACGAATTTGATTGTGCAAAGTGGCGAGCTAATGCCAAACATAGCATACTATTTAGCCAATGTGATGGAAGTACAGGATTAACCGGCATCCATTTAAGCTTATTCACTGAAATCTTGCATATATTTTTGTCGCCTACGACTATTGTGTATGCTGTCATATACCTTAACTCACGTGTAGTAGAACAAAATGAATTAAGCACATAAAAACGCAGCTATCTCTATTGGCATTCAACGTTCTGAAATACATGCGAATAATAGTCTACGCTGATCTACATGCTGATATAGGCAGTGAACACCTATTCAGTGATCCTAGAAAATCGATGCGTTTATGGTGCGTTGAAAAATTTTATACTGATTTGTTAAGGTTATACACGAAGTATCATTGTGATGCTATATTTGACCTAGGAGATACTTTTGATAGTCGGTCTTACATTGATATACTGACGTTAGACAGCATACTCGAACAAGTCTATAAGCTGCCAAAATCAAAGTATAATCGAAGAATTATAGGAAATCATGACCAATACCTTAAGTCTAATTCCATATCAAACAGCAAGGTGTTGCAGCAAATATTCGATACTGTAGAAGATAGACGCATAGAATATTTTGACGATACAGCCTGCTTCTTTGTTTCATATCCGTCTGATTATAAAGACACAGCAAAATGGATTAAGTCAGAGGCTGATAAACTAAAATGTCGTAAATTGCTATTCGGTCACTTTCAAATAAAAGGCGCTAGACTTCTAACGGCAGAAGCAGCTACAGGCATGCCCTTAGACGTATTAACCGGATTTGATCAAGTGCTGTTAGGCCACATACACATAGCTCAAAGCCTAACGGATCGAATTCATTACGTTGGAGATCCTTATCAGCAGAATTGGGGAGAAGCGGGGCAAACTAAGAGGGTAGGATTACTAGATATAGGCGATTCTATTCATTTGAAATGGATAAACTTATCTGGTTATCCTGAGTACAGAGATGTAGATTTCGATACGTTTAAAAAACAAGTTAATCGTGATGAAGAGCATAGATACCGCGTTAGCTTGCGTTCTCAAGATGAAACACAGTCATTCTTTTCTAATCCACTCTCTGACCGTGCTGTTGGAACCTATGTCTATGACGTAGAGAAAGAATCAAAATCAGAGCATAAAGATACGGACTGGAGCCTAGATAGCATTCTAAGCCGTTACGTTGATGCAGTTCCTGCAAATTTTGATGTGAGTAAATCTGACTTGATTGATGCAGGTAAAATGCTGATTAACGACTAATACAATTACAGCGTAACTCTATTAGATGTAATCTAGTCCATTTAGATACTTACTTGTGAACTGATGTTAACATCAACAAAAGGTAAAATAAATGAATCAAGTATCTAGTATTCCTTTCGGAACAGATGCCAACGTGTATCAGGCCTATGCCCAATCGGCAAATGAACGGCTTGGCGCAATTGCATTTGTGTTCGAAAACACCGGTCCTAACACGGCTTACATTCGTTTAGGCCAATACGATGGTAAAACAAGCCCATCGGGTTACGCTTCAATCGATACAACCTATGCAGCGAATGGCTTCAACGGCTTTTCAGTTGCTCCTGGTGGCACCGTTACTCGCAGCTATGCATTGCTTTCAAAACGCATTGCATTCTTTGGATCGGGCAACACTATCGTGAACGTTTCTGCTGTTCTGCGCAATAAGTCCGATTTGCGCGGTGCACAAATTGATATCGTTCCTGCTGGCCGCAAAGGCTGGGGTGTCAACGAAGGCTGGAATGCCGCAGAGCTTACGCGCAAGTGGGGCCAGTCACAAACAGTGTCTACTTCTAGCAATACAGCTGCTGGCAATGGAAACATTGACTCGACTGCTGCTAACTATCAGCCTTATAGCGGATAGACTAGCAAAGACTGTTAATTATGGCGCTCTTATCTAGAGCGCCATTTTCATGTACCTACCTTACTTTTATCGATAACTACTGACGATATACCTATGTCAGTTCCTACCTTCGTATAAGAAATTCCATTTATCTGTACGTTTAATGCGGTAGATTCCGCAGAAACTATTTTTCCATTAGCATCTATGTACACCGATGGAGATTTATCGTAACCAGAGCTATAACAGCTATAGCCATTTCGTGTAGGACCGCCCGGTTTTGGATTAAATCGCTGCACAGGATTACTAATTCTTGGATCAACGGGAGGCGTAGAAAGCCTAGTGCTGAGTGTTCTGTACCTATTAGCATAGAGTGTCGTTGGAATATTTCCGTCTATGTTGCTAAACCAAACATCAAGCTCTCCATGAGCACCTACGCTTGATCTAAAAGTGTAGAATTTAAACGTAATAGTGCCAGATAGCTGCTGGCCAGAGTATGGAATTCCAATACTCTTTAAATTTATATCTCCTATACCGGAAGATGAAATTAATGTGTATTCTAGTCCGTTGCATACTACAGTTAAAACTCCATCTGGATTAGGAAAATCAAGCGTTGTCAATGTATATGGAAAGCTGTCATAGTAAGCATAGCTGCCTGTATGCGCGTAACTACATAGGCCTATAGCGCTGATAGATGTGCTACTGCTTAGTGTATAATCCACGCTATCATAAACCTGAGGTAGTGGCAGTACAGAGCTGACACTAGCACATTTTTTAGCACATATGCCGTAAATGGCCTGTTTAGTTTCTGAATGCACGAAATCAACACACACAGGTAGTCCTGTTTCTACGTCAAGGTACATCCAGCTAGTTCCTGCATCATTTGAATCAGTTACAGTAGCATCTGTGCAGCTTGCTATAGCTGTCACTGTGTCTAAGGCAATATAAGGCACATTTTGCTCTGTAGCTGGTCCTACAAGGCTGTAGGTCTGATTCTGGTAGGCTATATGATCATGTGGCGTAGTTTCAGGAGGATAGGCTATTACTAAATCGTCTAGTGCAGGCTGTAATAGCCGAGGAGAAAGCTGACAGATACGATAGGCGTAAGGAATTCCGCACGGACTGCTCGATACATACCCAATGTCGCTATCGGTGTCTCCTTTGTACTCAGATATAAACGATGCCAGCTGATAACATGTGTTAGGACTATCGGACTTGGCTATGTAAGGCGCTGGAAATCCTAGAGGCTGAATTATCTGTACTGATGGATCAGTTCCGTACACGGGTGCATAGCAATAGACACCTTGTGGACCACATAGCTTATCCTGACAGCCTATGAGAACGGAGACATTGCCAGCTAGTCCGTCGTCTAGTATATACACTGGTACTGGATTTGAATAGCAGGCTCCATCAAACATAAGAGCTGTAGCATACGTTTTTGAATAAAGCTCTTTATCACAGGCTACAGGATAAACAGTGCTGCTTATCTCTGATTGTACAACAGCGTCTTCGTTAACGCTATAATCGATGGAAAAACCTGTGTCAAAAAATTGCGAGCCATTAAGATCAACAGTTATGGAGCCTACAGCGACCATAGTTCCAGACTCATTAGCATAGACAGTTGAATTTACAGGGACTGCATACGTTTGATCTCCTGTGCTTGTATGCACAGTCACCGTTATAATAGAACCGCTATAAACTGTGCCACCAGCCACGTAGACTACTAAGTCACCGTATAGCCGGTTTATTCTATTTACGACAATGGGCTGATCGTGTTCAAAAGACATCAACGACGTATAGGACGGCCTTATGCCTTCTATCCCGAGCACTGTGTAAGCGTTTAAGTCATTGGCGCCATCTGCTTCATAAATCGCATACAAATTACTGTCCGTAAAGAACATCTCACTATCTAGTATGTTTGGATTTGGACTGCCATAGGCGTCCGCCCATGACAGTGGAATATTTGTTGTGCGTGGTGTTGTGTAGGCTATGATCTCAGAATCTGTTCCAAGTCTGTTACGTAAAGATTTAGCGTCTGGCTGTATATCCGCGCACGTAAATAGCGTTGTGAATTTACGTGCGCGCTGACCGCTACCTCCGGTATATTCACTATGAGGACAGCGCGTATATTTGTAAACGCTATCTATCTGTTTATAGCACTTAATAGCAACTACAAAGTCAAAACTCCAAGACACGCTGCTATTACTGTGCGGCATCCATGTCTCAACGCAGTAGTCAAGTTGTAAGTCTGCTGGAGCTGGAATTGGAAATCCGCCCAAGGCATAATCGTAGCCAATGTTTTCTCCACTGAGTCCTGTAGGATAGCCTCTAATGGCCCAATTACCAGTTTTTGTGCGTATTATGGCCTCAGCTGGAAGACCTGCTGTTCCTCGGCTAATAAGTTCAGCACTCCAATGCGTTGTACCCGGTAGCAAAGGCAGGCTGTGATGAGTTGAACTTGTTCTGCACGGCGTAATGTCGCTAGTGCCTGCCTTATCAGCGCACTCTGAACTGTACATGGAGCCGAGATAGACGAGAGTGCCATTTGTTTTTGGAAAGGTTAAAGTGCATTTATCGTAGGTATAGCCAAGTACGACTACAGATGAATTGAAGGTTAAAACTGTGCTATTTGGACAGATTGCGCTACCAGTAAGCCGATATATTCCAGGTTCAGCTGAATTAAAGATAATGCTGTTTGTTTTTCCTGAGGCTATTTCCGTATCATTTCGCTGTAAGGACCATGTATAATATACTGCGTCTTGATTTCCATTACTAAATGCCCTGATATAGGCTTGAAGCGTGTCACCGGAGTTAACTACGGTTTTATCCCATATAACGTCTACGTTTGTGGTAGTAACCTTACTTATTGCAGGTATGTTAACGCAGTACTTTGAATATACAGAGTTTTTTCCTTTAATCCAAGTACTTATAGCATAGCTTACGGGTGCATTTGGCGTAAATTTTATATCTGAGCAGTAGCCTTCGGCATAAGTGCTACCACCTGCGCTTATAAACCACTGAGATGGCGTAACAGGCGCACCGTCTAAAAATGCGCTAAATGTGTAAGATTGGCCACATATTAGCGCATTAGGCAAGTTACAGCCATTATGTCGTAATTCTATCACGACATAACTACGATTTCTCGACTATACCATCAATCCATGATTTGTGCACATAGCACATCTCTTTATTCTTTCGGCTGGCTCCATTAACTTCTGTGAAAAATATTGGATTAACACGGCCTAAATTGCACACGACTTCTTGGCCAACTTTTGCCGTATCACCAAATAAAGGTCCAGCCTGCTGAATACGAAAATACACAAATTCAGCCGCAGTAATACCCTTGACGTCTTCAGGCAGCAGAAGACCGCTATCACGACGCATAAAAAACGGCTGAAGCAAAGCATACTCTCCGAGTACTGAAACTGTATCAAGATTTATGTCATTAACATCATTTATCTTAAACAAAAGCTCGCTCAGCAGCAGGTTCATGTAAGTTTTTCCATCTCGAATGTACTTTTGCGTATTAATCATGACTTCATTCGACTGGAATAAAATGATATCTCCTTCCTTAACGCCAACATCTTCGTCTGGCTTTTTGGTCATGGACACAATTTTTGCGTATCGATGCGTAGCGTCTGCCCGCGCTGAGTCAGGTATAATAATCGTTTTAGACAGATTTGTAGGTTTATAATACTCAACTAAACAGCGCCCCGGCTTCATGCGTATATTCATAAATTTTAAGAACAAATTCTCATGCGTGAAATGTCACAAGTAGATTTTGACATTCCAGGTGGTAGTACAATATTTCTTTCCATTAACGAGCTAACAGAATACGGCTTTCTATGCTTAATTGCTCTCCAAGCTACGTCTACGTCATCATTTGCATCTGCCTTATTATTTCCTTTAAGCATTGGCATTTCAGCAATTGTAACACGTTTTAGATTGCTAAATGCAGATACAGCATTCCATGTCTGGTCAATGGCATCGTGATCAAATAACAAGCAAAATTCATTGACACTACTACACTGTAACAACTTAATTACCTGTATCTTAGACACAAAGTGTTTAAAGACGCATACAGGAATAAAATCTGAGTATCTTCCTATGGATTTAAGCTTTTTCTTTAGTGAAAGAACATTTAGTATAGATTCTACTATTATTACTGTAGATGGCTTGTACTCGCGCACGTCATCTATATTATAAACCCAATTTGACGCTCCTAGCTCAGCGTCAGTCTTACTCGGAAATCTTTTAGTAGTTTTACCTGGTATATCTATGTATGTTCTACCCTGATAATAAACAACTGTATCATAGTCTACTACAGGAAAAATGCAGTAAGGCTCCCATGGCATAACCTTTGTATATCCTGCTCCAACTTCAATGAAGTCATTTAAACTAAGATTTTTGCGCTTAGCCATTTTTCCAATTAGTCTAGCATAGACCTTGTTTGGATAGCGCTCTAGCGGTGTAAACCCTTTCGGTAAGTCGCAAGGCTTAATAAGAGGCAGTGTGGACGTCGTAGGCGTGTCTATAAGCTCATCTAAGGATATACCGGTTAAGCTTGTATCTCCGCTGAATGTGTATCCCAGTGCCTTAGCCCATGGAATAAAGCTGCCTTTGTTATTTGCCCCTTTATTACATCGAAAGCAAAAAGTTTGACCGGTTTTAATATTTATTGATCTATGCCCAGATACATCGCCACACTCCGGGCACAGTATGCATATTTCACTGTCATTGCATTTTTCTTTAACGACAGTAAACGTACTCTCGATTTCTCTTCGTAAAACAGGACCAATCATGTATATTTAAGTCATGGACATCAATCATTACATAGACATATCCAAGAATTTGGCAGGCAATAAACCTACAGATGTGCCGGTAATAGACAGAACTGCATCTGCCAGTTTTGGATTAGAACTGGCTAATAGAATGAATTCACAGTTTAGCTCGAAACCAGATCCATTCGCTAAAAGTGAAGTAAAACAAATGCCTATCGTGATGCCTGTTGCGAATTAAATGAGCATCTTTTTGCTTTCCCAGTACGTAGTATTGCACTGCACGCACTCAGGAAGAGTATACACTTGAGATTTGTTAAAAATGTAGTTTTCATCTTTGTCTCTAAGATAGCCTAAGCTGTGTGTTCCTATGTGTGGATCAATTGATTTTAAAGCGCACAAATCAGAAGTAGGCATTACGCTGACAGGATTAATGTGTGAAAAATGCCATAAAGCGCTACTGAATCTGTCACTTATTTTAAATGGATTTCCTCTGTAGTGAACGGGGTTGTAAGGTCTAAGCCTGTGCACATCGTGCTCATTATAAATTTTTCCAGGCACGATAAATGTAGAATATACTGGATTATCAGTGCAGTAATTTAGATAAAAACAGGATAGAGTAGACTGAAGTTCAATTACGCCCATGTGTGCCCTGTAGTTTAGAAAGACGTTCCTAGACGGTATTTCATCCGCATCACACAGACAAAATGCATCACTAGCACACAACGTTGGCAGGATATGTTTAAGATAGTCTTGCTGATAATAGTGTCGAATCCAACCTGTAATAGTAGTATTAAAACTTAACTCGTCTAAACTAGCGTAGTCACATGCAGGAACTATTATGTACCGTATTTTATCTTTCCAGTCTTCAAACCTGTGCTTATTAGCCTCAAAGATTAAATTTCGTTTAGTTCCTGAAAAATCAGTTACGCACTCTAGCACATAAAATACGTCTACGACACTGTAAAGCTCTTTTAATCGAAGCTCTAATAAATCTAGCTCATTAAAAAATAAAACGGCATTTACTATCATAGTATATATCCACGCTTTTTGTACTGATTTAGATTGTCTAGGACGTACTTTGGATAGCTGCTGTCTATGCCTACTTTCCTAAATAGATAGCCCGAATTACTGTCGTATTGACTATTAAGCTTTTTCATGTCTACAGGCACTTTATTCTGAATTGCTTTTAGTACTGGTAGCGTATGCCTATACCTAAGTGACTGCTCTGACCAAAGCTTAGCTCTTATCGCTTGTAGTCCCTGCTCTCCCATTAAATATGCGAATCTCCAACCCGCATTATCGATCTTACACAACTCTGGGTAGTCTCTTAACTCTTGCACATATAGCCTATTGTAAACGTGTCCTGGTAATAAACGAGGCATATGCCAGCGCTTATTTACAGAGCTGTAATTGAAATAAAAATGACAAAAATTAGTCATACAGCACACTGCTCCCTGCTGCGGATGATAGCTGGATAGTGCTGCACTACTCGGTATTTCGTCGTTGTTCGTAATAACAAATACTGCATCATCATCAATTTCTGGAATTATGCGCTTAAGATAATTGCAGATATACGCGTATCTGTCCTCGACTAGATTACATAGCGTTTTATTCTGTGTACTAATAACAAATGCAGGAACTCGAACATAGGCTATTTTATCTTTCCACCTACTCCATAAACTAATAAAGTCAGGATATACTAGTTTAGTTATATGACCTGATAGCGTTAATTCGCTTTCAATTATATAAAATTTATCAACAACATCATCAAGCTCATTCAGCCTAAGCGTGAGCAGCTCAGTGTTGCCATCAAATACTACAGCGTTAATTATCACAGTATATATCCATTATCAATGAAATAGCCTAAATTTGATGTAACGTAGCTTGGAAACGATTCATCTATTTTTACTTTGTTAAAGCAGTAGCCAGATTTTCTATCTATTTGTCTAGTTAACTTTGCCATGTTTACAGGAACTCTGTGCTGGATCGCCTCTAAAATCGGTAAAGTATGCTTTTGGTTGTAGTCTGAGTATGATAGAAGCTTATTTCGTATTGAAGATACCCCAGAGGATCCCATTAAATATGAGAAGTGCCAACCAGCATCTTTAACAACAGAGTATTTATTACAAGACCTTGTAAGCACAGGTGATAGCTCGTTGTAGTCTTTTCCTGATACTATCTTTGGCGTATAACTGTAATTATTCAATAATTTGTAATTTAGATAAAAATGGAATAGACTAGTTAAACAGCACACTATTCTATCCTTTGG